TTGTACAATTAATTTTTAATATATCATTATCCATTTTCTTGTGACCTGTCTATTAATGCATAACTTATAACACCTTTTACAGTATTTGCAACATCCACTTGAATTTTTATACTATCTCCTGCTTCTAAATTTAATACACCATCTACTGCTCTAATTGTAGAATCTGCTGTTACTTCTACATGAAAAAATTCATAGTCTGTACTAGCTGATGCATCACGAATATAACATTCGGTAAGAACTTTGTTATTGTGTTCATTGGTGATTGGCATTGATTTTACCAATGCTACAGAGCTAGTATTGATAGTTAATACTGTTGTTAAGTTTGTAGTTGTTAAACTAAAACCTTGATTTTTATATTGTATAGTCATTATGATATAAACCAGTTAAATGTATCTTGCTCTTCTTTTAAATCTTCTTGAAATGAAAAATTTAATTGTTGTTTCAATGTAGTTAAAGATTCAATAATCTGTCTTTGGTTTTCTACTTCGTATTCTTGTTTTGGTTCAGGTATGTATGTAGTTATTTTAGCCATTATCCAATATAAGTTCCAGGTTCTGTTATATTACCTTGCTTTAATTGTTCAAATTCATATTCAGATACATTTGGAGATATCATTCCTAAATCTATTGCTGTACCATAATCCATCATATTAAATCCCCTAGCTTTAGACGCATTAATATCTTTTTGAGTTACTTCAGCTACTAACTCACCTAAATTTCTGTTTCTTGTATTGAATTGAGTTGGATCAAAATTAAACATTTGAGTTGGTCTAATATTTGGATTCATGATTCCTAGTCTATTAAATTTGTCTCTTATATCTATTGTATCTACTTCGTCTTCATCTTCATCTTGAAACAAACCAAACTCTCCTCTAGCATAATCTGCTAAAGTATCATAATCTCTTAACGCTCCCAATGAGCTTATTCCTCTTCCTATAAAACTTCCTACCGGTCCTGCTACAAGTCCACCTATTAAAGATAAAGGATTTAGTCCACTAGCAAATGATTTTAATCTATCACCTAAATAAGCCATTCCCATTAAAGGTTGACCTCTACGATCTAAATTTCTATAACCAGAAAAGAAACCATCACCAGAATATTTTTGTGCAGGACCAAAAGCAGTCTTACCAAAAAAATCCATTTTTTCTCTTGGATCAGCTAATGTTCCTTCTCCTCCTCTACCTACACCGGCAGATACGTCTCTAGAAGGTCCTCTTGATTTACCAGCCATTCCCATGCCAGCATCTCTTCCACCACCTCCTCTAGATTGACCTGTATTTCCTGGAGCACCACCTTGGTAACCACCTCCAAATCTATAATTTATTCTTTTTTCAATCATTAACGTCTTCCGTCCGGTTTTATATCTACTCTTAATGTTCCATAACGCCACGTTTCGCCTACGGCATCATTTTCTATTTTAATTGAAAGCAGTCTTCCTCTTGCTCTAGTATCCACTTTATCAGTAGATGATGTAATTGTAAAGGGGCCAAGAGGTGAGCTTGATGCTGTGTTACTTGGATAATCATTTAATAATAATGTTACTTTAGAATTACCAGTTAATACTTGAAAATCAGGTATAAATCTTTTCATAGACATAATGAATTCACCATCCCCTCTAAGATCAGCAAGTCCAGTTGTGCCTCCTAACGCACTTCTTCTTGCAGCAATATCAAAATCTCCAGATTGTATAAATGCATTAATAGATGTAGTACCGGATGAATTAATCTGATCGGTTCCGGTTTCATGGGCATAGTAAGTTGATGCTCCATAGGTATTTGTAATTCCTTGTATTGCAAAATTAGGAGTAGCCGTTGAATTATATTCAGTTGCATAAGGTACATCGAACACACCTGTATCTGCGTAAGATGTTCTTGCTAGTGATCCTGTTGTCCAACAGTTTTCTCCATAATTATAAGTAACACATCTATCAATTTGTTCTGATCCTGCTTTTGGATAGAACCATGTGACTTCATTATATAAAGTATTGTGTTCACCATAGATAATTTGTGATGCATTGTAGTTAATACCTAAATTGTCTCCTGTAGTTGTAAACACAAAGTCTTCTACTAAACATGGTAGTGCTTTTACTGTACCATCATAAACAAAAAATCCACCTTCACCGGACATCCAAAATATTGCACCATTAGAATAACTAACTGCATTCTGTCCAATACATCCACAGTTCGTTCCAACTTGTCTAACTGAAAAAGTAAATGGTGGTCCAACAAATTGAATTACATATGCTGCACTATCCGTTAATACAAATACATAATCTTTACCTTGAATAGCTGCAACAATTGCGTTACCTGTATCTAATCTAAACGTACCTGCAGTGTTGGTAGCGGTTGGTTGGTAAGTATTATAATCTTCTTGGTTAGAAAATCTTATAAACATTGGATCTTGTGTTGTCGAAGTTCCAATAGTTGTTTCAGTTCCAAAATGAAATAAGTGTCTATCTCTATCAGATACTAAAGTTAATCTTGATGTAGTTGGTGCACCTGACATGAGTGTTGCTCTGTTTGCTCTAGGTGTTGATGCTCCTGCGTCCCAAGTATATGTTTTACCATTATGAATTGTTGCAATTAATATTTGACCAAAGTTATCAAGACTCCAGAGGCCTGGATCCAGAACCACATTACTAGTTGTTCTTTCAGTGCCCCATGTTGACACGTTCCAGGTATCTGTGCCCCATCCATATCCTGCTGTTTGAAATGTTGGACCAACAACTACATAAGGATCTATTTGTGCTGAACCTTGAGTGGACATACCAGTACCACTTTCATTTGCTGGCATCGTAATATCAAACGTATTAGTTTGAACATTAGATATTTCAAAAGTATTATTTTCAAATTGAGCTGTTGTGAAATTTGTTTCTCCACCACCAGGTAAAGACACTGATGAGAATGTTACATATCTATTAGCAACCAATCCATGACTAGTTTTATTAACAGTTACTGTTGCAGAACCTGTTGTTGAACTAAATGTAGCTCCAGTGATTGCTGTATCAAGTGGTGTGATATCAAAAAAGTCTTCACCGTAATATAAAAACAAACCTTGTGACGTACCGATTGCTGCATACTTTTCTCCTGCTAAAGAAGTCCATGTATGTTGTGCTCTAGCAGCACCAGGTATTGTTAAATTATCTGTAGTAAGTTGTGACCAACCACCTATTTTTTCAGGTAGTCCATATCGAAATCGAACAAAATCACCATCAGTCCATTGAGACTCAGCTCCTGATTGTGTTATTTGTTTATTAAAACCGGGTTTAAACTGTAGTTTTTGAAGCATAGCACCTCATTATATATGCTTTTTAATTTTTTGGTAGTATTATATTCCACTCTATGTTTTTAATCAATTCTTCTAACTTTACTTCTTTTAAACTATGGTCTTTCATGTATTTTATGAGTTCTTGTGTATCAACTAATATCCAATTTTGATCATCTTCAAATAAGACTTTATCCGCCTGACTTTTTGAACTTATAAGCTTTCCTTTTTTATCATCAAAATCTTTTAAAAATCTTATATCAAATTTGTAATATTGATTTGATAATTTTTTAATGTTTCCTTCTACTTGCCAATTTTTGTTATTAATCCAATTAACATTTGTTAAATATTCTTTAACAAATTTTACGTTCATTTAAAATTAGGCCCTTTTAAAAATAATGCTAAATTTTTTCTTTCGCCTTTTGTAATAGAAGTAACTTTATGTCTTATAAGTGATTTAAACATAATCATAGAACCTATTTTTTTTAATTCATCTATTTTTTCTAAATTTGTTTGTTCTAAGTAAAAATCACCTCCTTCAAATTCTTTTTCAGATAAATTTATCAAAACTGTTAATTTTATGTCAGAGTAAGGTTCATTAGAAGTGTCTACATGCCAATCATAATTTGACTTGTTAGATGATTTATATATATTATAATTACAATAATCATTTTCAAGATTCCACAATTCATAACCAAAATAATTTTGGTTAACTTTATAACAATCTTCAACTAAATTAAATATAAAATTTTTTATTTTTTTATAATGTATTAAAAAAGTTTCATTATTTTTTTTTATTATATTATTATTATCTCTTGCTTTAAGTTCTTCTCTTTCTATATGATCATAATTATTTTTTATAAAATTATTTATTTCTTTTATTTCTTTTAAATTTAAAATATTATTCCAATACCAATAATTAAATTTTATCACTAGTTTATTATAAGCTGTTTAAGTCTAATTCTTAATTTACTTATTATGTTTGAATATTTTTCATTAATTTCTATTAATGTTTCTTTATGAAGTTCTAATTTTTCAATTCTTTCTTGTAGTTCTTCATTTAATAAAACTTCAGATTTTTTTACCATTGCTTCCATTTGAAGTTTTTCTTCTAATTCTTTTATTTTATTTTCTAATTCTTTTATTTTATTTTCTAATTCAAATGTCATTTTTTAAACCAAGCGGGAAGACCTAAATGTGGACGTCTATCATATATATTTTTTTTAGATCCTTTTGTTTTTAAATTATTATAATGTAAAAATACTTGAACACAATTTTCACCTTCAAATGTTTCTCTCCAATGTTCTAATTCATTTCCTTTATAAACTAACATGTCTCCAGGATTTAGATCTACTTTAATTCCTTTTAATCCTTCTTTTCCAGATGGCTCTAAATATATTGGCCAAGAATCGCCCCCTAAATTTAATGTTGTAGATATTTCGCATGAAAATCTATCTTTATGACGATGAAGTACATCTCCTTTTTTATAAATTCTAGCGTATGAATAATTTGGATTTAATTTTAATTTTGTATTTTTTTCCATAATTGGAAGAAGTTTTATAAGTAATGTTTCCATTACAATGTCAGAATAATGAGAATACGTTTCTGGAACTTGTTGATCATTCCAAACTCCAAATTCAGTAGTAAATTGAGAAATATATCTTGCATCAAACATAGTTCTTGCAACTTGTCTTTTCATCATAAAATAATCATAACAAAATTTTGCAAGATCTTCTGATATTACTTTTTTTATAATTAAATATTTATTTTTTTTAAAATTCATTTTTTCTTCTTTACTATATTTCTAACAGTATCTGTTATCATTTTTCTTACAGCTTGTAAATTGAAATGAATAAATCTAAATGGTTCTATACCATTATCTACCACATATTGATGTTCCATATAAGCGGGAAAGAATATCATTGTACCTGGTTTTGGTTTGTAATGAATTTGATGTGTCCCTAATGTAATTTCTTGTTCATTCTTTAATGGTAATTGTGACATAAGTTTTGCAGGTCTTGGATCGTGAAAAATAGGTACTGAAGTTTTTTCATCACATTTTAAAAAATAGAAACCAGATATATGGTTATCATAATGAATATGTCCTTCGTGATGTCCTCCTCCTTTTTCACCAAATTCTTGTACCCATAATTCTGTAAAAAATAATTCGTATTCTTTTAAATTATAACCCATGGAATCTAAAATATTCCAACTTGTTGCTCCTATATAATCTTCTAATTCTTTTAAACTAGGATCACCAACTAATGACATAGAATGATGACTCATTCCATGATCTCCTATTTTTTTATTAAATCTTTTTTCTCGTTTTTTAATAATTTTTTCATTTTTTTTCTTTGCGTCTTTGATATATTTATCGCAGATTTTATTTATATTATCTACCCATTCTGGAATTTCAATATAATATATAGGTGAACTAAAATAAACCGAAGTTTGTAATTGATCTGTTTTTGCCATTTTAAAAATAATTAAAATTAATATTAATTCTTCCTTCCATATTTGTGCTAGTAGAACTATTATGTTCTAAATAAGGTTCAAATATTAATCCCCTATTTTCTATTGATTTTATTTTTGTATTTTTACCTAAACGTGTAAAACCATCGTTTGTATTCACATAATATAAAAACCCAATATGTTTAAATTTATAATCTTTATGTTGATTGTGTTCTATTATTCTAGGAGTAGGTGGATATATATTTGCTTTTATTCTTAATAATGATTTAATTTTTAATTTTTTAACAATTGGATCTACTAAATTATAGTATATACTTTTATTAAATTCATCACTATAAAATAAATGAAAAAAATAAGCACCGTCTTTTTTTAAAGAAGAAACTCCATTAGAATAATAATATGGAAAACTATTTGACATAAGTTCATTTTTTAATTTTAAAAAAGATTGTTTATCTAAAAAATTATCTATTATTTCGTATTTCATTTTTTTATTTAAATGGATACCCAAGATTCCAAATAACCAATGAATATCTTGTTCCTTTCGTTACTGGTTTAACTCTATGCCATACATGAGATGGGAAAACTACAATAGATCCACGTGCTGCTATTTCTGCACATTTTCTAATTGTTGGTTTATCTGGATCCATATTTCTAAAATCAAATTCTAATTCTCCGCCTTCATAATCTTTTGGATCAGATAATGAACATGTTACTGATAATTTTCTAATTTTACCAAATTTATTTGGATTGTCTTTATTTGCATAAACAGCATCCCAAGAATCACAATGCCAATCATAAAATTGATTTAATTTATATTTTGTAAATTGACAGGATTCTGAAAAATCCCAATCAAAATTCCATCCTGCTAATTTATTTGCTTGATGTATAAATGGTTGAATTTCTTTATAGATCCAACGATCGTCTAACCATACAATATTTGAATCTCTTTTCTTTTTTAAATCTTTTAAATCTTCTTCGGATAAATCTTTACCTTTATTTATTTTTTCAGTTTGACCACCTGTAAGAGCTAATTGTTCTTGTTGTGCAATTCCATATTTAACTAATTCATCGCAAAATCTAGGTGTGAGTGCACTTTTAAAATAGTAGTAATAATTCTGTAGATTCATTCTTCACAGTTTATATTATATTTTTTAATAAAAGTAAATACTAATTTCCTGTAGAAATCCAAGAAGAAGATGAAGGAACCCATTCAAACTCATTTTTTTCTCTATCCTTACCTATCCATTTTTGTCCAACTTCATCCCAAGTAATTGCATATTGCGGTGTTATCATTATTCCTTTTTCATTTTCATAAGGTACTCCATAAGTTATAACTGTAGGAAATGCAACAGGTGCTTGCCAGTCGTCATTAACATCAAGTGACCAAGATGCAAAAGGTTGTGGTGCGATAAATTTATTTTTTATAAAATCAAACGTATGACCAATTATAGCATATTGTTTTCTAAAATTATTGTTATAAGAAGTTTGAACCCATTTTACACCGTTTTCACTAAATTTATTTAAAGATTGAAAATGTAAAGCAGCTTGTTCTGATAATTCACCACCATTATTAGCAATATCTTGATTACAAGCAGTTAGTACTCTTATAACTTTATTATTAATATCTAATTCTGCAAAATGTGCCATTTTATGATGTTGTTAAAGTTCCAGGAACTGTAAAATTACATACAGTGTCCCCGTTTGGAGCAGTTGTTTTTGTATTTGTACCAGGACTTACAGAAAGTTTGCTACCAACCGCAGATGGAGATCTAATAATAACTACACCAGATCCGCCATTAGCTCCTGTAGTTCCACCTGAACCAGGGTTTTGGTTTCTTCCACCTCCACCTCCGCCGCCACCAGTATTAGCTACTCCTGCACCAGCAGGAATATTTGGAGATCCTGCACCATGTCCTGCACCATATCCAAAACCACTTGGTGACGGATTTCCACCACCACCTCCTGCAGTTAATCCTGACCATCCATTTGCACCTCCTCCAGCTCCTCCTGCATAATCAACAGAAGATCCTGAAATTGAATTTGTTGCACCTATTCCACCAATCTTTCTAGCAGTTGAAGTTGGACCTCCCTCACCAGCTCCACCACCACCAGAAGAACAAGCTATAGGTACAGCACCAGAAAAACCAGGAAATCCTTGAGATGGACTTGTTGGTGGTGAATTTCCTACTCCACCAGTACCAGCAGATCCACCAAAAGTGGCTCCTCCACCTCCTCCACCTGATCCACCAGGTGAACCAGGTATTCCAGGAATCTGAAAACCACTTCTTCCTCCAGAACCTCCACCTGTTGATGTGATTGTTGAAAATATAGAATCACTTCCATTTGTAGTAGGTCCACCTCCTCCTCCAACAGTTATTGGGTAAGATGTAGCCGCTGTTAAAAGTATTTTTGTTCCCCCTGGAAATGAAGTTCTGTAACCTCCTGCACCACCTCCTCCTCCGGAACAAGGTGCACCGTCTTGTGCGTTAGCTCCACCTCCACCGCCTGCTATTACTAAATAATCTACCTGAAGTTTTAAACCTCCAGATGTCGATCCAAATCCTTTCGCGGATCCTGCTCCTCTTGAACCTAATAAAGGCATTTTTCTATAATCCTCCTATTATGCAAATTGCGTTTGCGCTGCAAGTACAGTAAATACTGAACCACCTGTTTTGATAGCTGTGTAAGTATACACATCATTTGATGTTGTATTACCGCTAGTTGGCGCAGATCCACCTTGCCATACTGGAGTTACAGTTGTTCCGTCTACTTGTACTGTTGTATTATAATAAGCTGTTGCACCTTGTTTTGAAATGTATGCAACTGTGATTGATTCACCTGTGTCCATAGACGCATCTAAAGAATTTGAACCATCACCTCTTAAATTAACTGTAAAGTTTGCATTAGCTGCTGCAGTATCTAATTGAACTGCTTGAGTATTTGTATCAATGTTAATGTTTGAAGTATATGTAGCATTGACATTTACTTTTTCTG